CTTACACTCAAAGGCATGTTAGTTAAGATTCAATAAATATAAACTTGTTAGCTAGAGAATTTGGTATTAAGACAGCCAATATAAATAAAGTTGTAAAACCAGAAGAGAAAATCGTTTAAACAGTTAATTTCGTAATGAGCAAGAACCCAGAATATGATACCTAAAAAGTTATGGAAGAAGTAGTTAAAAGTTTTGACTCTGTCTAAAAAGAAATTCAAGGTCTGGCTGGATCCACTTAAAATTAGGAGTTTTAGGAGATTTATTACAAACAAACAGGTAGACAACTAGCCGAGGTTAATCCTTAAGACTTAAAATCTAAAGTTGTGGAACTAAACACAAAATACAGCATGGCCTTAAAAATAACATTGACATTATTAACCACGATCATAGTTAACCTATTTACTTATTAAATGAAAAATGCATTCTTAGCTATGATTCTTACAAAACCAAAGTCTTATGTTTTAAGGGGATTTAAAGCAGTAAGTATGTTCATAATGGATATTATATATAAAACATCACCAAACAAATGGTAGTATATCTAAAAAGCTCTAAGTTTTTTAATTTATTAATCTAATCTATATATACCAATGATAGTCTATTACTTAGTAGAAAAACTCTAAATATGTTTCATTAATTATTTGCACTCCAAATGCTCAGAGAAACCTTATAAAGCCATAGAATAGGAGAAAATCGCTTAAGAATACCATGAAAAACTTCATATACTGTAGTAAGATTAAATTTAGTATAAATCATTTGGGGTAAATATTACTTAGTTGACATCTAAAAAAGAGAACATATTGAAGTCTATTTACAAACAGATAATGGATTAACCGGTTTAGGGCACTAATATATAAACTAACGATAGTCTAGAGGCTTCTAAGTCTATAGGGTTAGAATATCGGAGATAGAATAATAGTTCGGTTCGACCCGACTATAGATTCGAGTCTAGAATTCTAGACCCTGTAGATGTTAAGAAGCCTTATGACAAAGATAGTTTAGTAGAATAGGCAAATGCTAGAATAGATAAATTAAAATTTTATCATCCAATATCAGGTGAATAGTTATAAATGACATAGTAATAGATATTAGGAAAAAATAACATAATGACATCAGGCGTCTATAAAATATGTAAAGATATTGATAAAATGAATAAAATATTAGGTGTTAAAGACAAAGATATATATAATCCAGGAATAGACTTATCAAGGAATACAGGTATTTCCTTTATAAGATAGACTGATCTGATTAAATTACAAACTTTCTTCTCTAGGGTTGCTTCCATTAAATAAACACCACATCCGAAAATCATGTTGTAATATAACTAATTTACTGATATAGTAATATAAAAAACTTAGTAATCGTATAATGAGTGGACAATAACTAATTTTCCTTAATCCGCAGAAGAATTTATAGCTACCTTAGAACCCAGGAGAAGACCTAAGTACTAAGCAGCTTGGGATAACATCATTAAAACTAACAAAATAAGATCTACTTTTGAATTTGAATTAAAACAAGACGAAGCTTGCTTCGGTAAATGTAGAGGAAGGGCTATCATGAATCCCCATGCTGAGTTTTTAGTAGTAATGTGCATTATTAACGCTTAAATACTAAAATTTACTAAATGGTATATGTAAGATCAATTTGCTTGCGGCTGGGACATGACTAAGATATCCGAGAGAGCAGACTTCTTATCTTCTTTTCAAGACTATTACCACATGAGTGAGGATGTTTCACAGTTTGATTCTGCTTAAGACGAATAATTCTTTAATTAAGTTGACGTTCCTCTGTTTACTCATATAGCTAAAGATGTTTGTATGAAATTAGGATGGAACCAAGAAATAACCGAAAAAGTTATAAAGTTATTAGCTAGAACGAGACACCCTGTAGTTGCTTATTATAAAAATAAATAGAATGAAATAAAGCGTGTACCCTTTTTTTCTTTTTTATTAATCGGATGTACACCTTCAGGCCACCCAATATTCACAACTGCAGGGAACACATGGAGAGAATTCCTAAGAAAACTATTCATAACCTTTAACACCGGTTTAGCAGAGAAAGAATTTATCAT